GCTTCACCTATTAGTAACAATGCCTTTGATGCTATATCAATGCTTGTGTTATTTATAACTGATGCCATAGCGTCTTCCTAAATTGATTTAATAAAAGGCTCTCCGAAGAAAGCCTTAGGTTTAAATTAACTTATTACGACTCGTCAATTTCAACTTTAACGATACCTGCTGTATCAACTGCTACTGCACCTGCTTTCATCTTACCAAGTGATAACCAAGATACCTTCTCTGGTACATAGTTTACTTCTGTAGATAAGTCGATGCCGATTGCTAAACCAACTGATGACTTGTGGTATGCGTAACAATCACGGATGTTTGCTGCAACTACTAAGCCACCTTCTGCACGAGTCTCAATCATCTTCCACTGGAAACCCATGAAAGTGTTAATCTCACCAGACATCAATACACGTAGTGCGTTGTAGTCTGCAGATGTGATAGTTGAATCGTTCATCATTGCTTCAATCGCTGCAGGTGAACAAACCATAACACGGTCTGACATCGGAACACCGTTGTCACTTAACTCTGCTGATGCAGAGGTAATCTTAGCCAAAGTCATGTTAGTTGAACCATGAGCAACTGTAGCACCTGGTGTTGCTGCGTCTAATGAATCAAGGATTAACTGGTCTAACTTACGACCTAGTGCGCCTGCGATAGTGCCTGCTAACTCTGTACGCTCGTCAAAGTTTACCTCTACATTGTCAAAGATGTCTGTGTACTCTGGTGCAACATAGTTGCCTAACGTACAAGCAACTTTAGCGTGTGCAACATCCATCGCTGTAACATCTGACTGAGTTGTACCACGAGCCATTGCAAGACCCTTACCCATAGTACGGAAGTTGTGAGTATCACCAACAACACCGTTACGAGTACGAACAGTATCTCTTAATTTTCCTACACCTTGAAAGGCGTGCTTTACTTCTGCATCAAACTGTGCTGATGCTGCTGAACTTAAATTGATAGACATAATTGTCTCCTTTGAATTAAAAAATCATCTTTCCTTTTTCGATTCAAGTAACCTGTATCGGGTTGAATCTAATGCTTTCGAGGCATTTAAACTACACAATACGGGTCTTTAGAAGAGTGTCCGTATCTCGATTATATCAAATATAGACATCTTGTAAAGTTTATTTTAAAGCTACTGTTTGACTGTGTTCGCAGGTTGTGAACCAAAGAAGTCTCTGAACTTGCCCTCTACTTCCGCCCTAAAACCAGGGTTGGTGTGATACCTTTCATCTGCAATCAACTCATACAACTTGGATTCATCAAGAGAATCAACAGGTTTAACTGTATCTGGTGCGCTTACTTGAGACTCTCTACTCATTGAGCGTAACTTCTCTAGTAAATGAAAGCCATCTGCAGTTGTTGCCATCTGTTGTAGTACACCGTACTCACTTTCATCAAGGTTTGCTTGACCCCAGTGTGTAAGTTCTTGGATTCTTTGCTGTGCGTTGTCACCAATCTTAGTGATTTCTTCACTGATGTCTGTCTGCTGCATCTGACCTACTGTGTTCTCAACATACATATTCAACAGTTCAGAGTGTGCGTCTTGAGATAGTCCTGCCTCTTTCGCCCAGTCTCCGAATTGTGTAAGTAGTGGGTCATCGTCTGGGATTGTATAGCCTAAGTCTTCACTCAGTTCTACTTTGTATCCCTCATCTGGCGCACCAGTGAACGCACCTAACTTAGACTCAAGTCCTGCATAGGCTTGTGCTTGGTCTGCTACAGTCTTGTACTTACCTGCTTTAAACCAGTCTGGTGTATCACCTTCACCGCTAACACCCTCAGACAACATCCATCCTTCTGCAGTTGTATCTGGTGCTTGACCTTCTGGTGCTTCTACTTCTGTTGTTGGCTCTGCAGCCTCACTACTCAATATTGATTCTTCTTCACTCATACATTACTCCACATAATATAATTTAATAATCGCCCTTTTCTTGACGTTTGATACAGGACTGAAAGTATCTGATGACACTGTTCTGCCCTTCTCTAAAGTAACCTTGTCCTTCTGCTTGACCAGGGTTACAAACTGCTTGCCTAATAAACCGTTCATCAAGGTATGACAGTAACTTCTCACCATCCTTGCTCTTGAATACTGAGGCTATTAAAGCATCAATGTCCTTCCCGTCTCCAGTCATAGTTCACCTTCTTCCTCTGCTGCTTGTGCAACACCTGCTGCTAGTTCTGGATTGTTCGCTGCAGCCTCAATCATCTGTTGCTGTTGCATCTGTTGTTGTTGTATCTGTTTAAGTTGTTCTCTCTGTTCTTTGCTTCTAATCAGAACAGGGTCAACACCTAGTAACTTACCGATGTGTTCTGGGAACGCCTCAAGGTCAAGACCTAACATCAATGCTTCTTCACCTACCATGCTTGCGAACTGTACGAACTGAGCCAACTTGTTGACTTCATCCATGTCTTGTTGCTGTGCTAGTGGTGAAATGACTTTAATATCAATGACTTGGTTTCCTACTGCGATGTCTGGAACTTGTCCATTACGCTTTAGAATCTCAATAGAACGCTTGATAACTTTGTTGATAAACTCTTTCTGCAATCTACCGAACGATGAACCGATGTCACTCATTAGTTCTTGTTGTCTAAGTGAAATCTCTGTTGCAGACTTAGTAGGTCCGCCCACTGGTCCTAGCTGGTCATGATACAAAGCCATACGGATATTGTTACGCAACTCTTCAAGGATTAATTGAGACACATTGAAGTTACCGCCAGACTGTAATTGAGACAATGAGCCTTGTTGTGCTACTGGGATGATAGAACCTGGTGCTGTACTAACAGTCCAAGGGTTAAGTACGCCATCATCTACAGCAGTGTAAACACCTGCAATCTCTTTCTCTGCGTTGTTCAATACAAACTTGACTACTTCATTAGCAGTCTTGATGTCTGGTAGTGCGTTCATTACTGGTCCACGACCATAACGCTCACCTGCAACCTTAGACCATCTGAATACAATCCAAGGACTAACGTCATAGTATTCTTCATAGACAACGTGTCTAGTTGTTTCTTCCATGATGACATACTCATAGTTGTCATTTGTTTCGTTGTAGATAGTGCCTTCAATCATAGCAACTAAGTCGTTAGGCTTCTCTTCAATGATTCGTTTTACTGAATCAGATACTGTTCCATGTTTCCAGATACGAAGAATATCTCTTGCAGGAACACCATGCTCACGGAATACAGTCTCAACTGTTCCCTGTGGTCCGTTCTCTACAATTAATTCTTTTAGTGGAACTGCTGTGAACTTTAATAAGTTATCGCCCTCACCTTCTTCAAGTAACAATGCACCAGTACCAACTGCTAGGTCAAGGAAAGCCTCGTTAGCCTCAGTAGCCAAGTTAGATTGATTGATATAACTGAACAATGTCTTTGTCATCTGCTCTAGTTCTTTTTCTACTTGGTTGTGCTGCTCTTCTGGAATCGAACTACCTGCTTTTAACTTCGCCCACTGTTTGAATGGTGGGATAAGTGTTGACTGTAGTCTTGATGCAAAGCGTTGTGTTGCTACAAGTGCTGTTGAATCATAGATACGTGTGTTCTTCTTAGCACCTGGTTGTCTGTTAGCAAACACTTCACGTTGTGGTAATGCGTATGCGTAACACTCTTTCCAATGAGTTTCCCATGTTGCTCTATGAGCCTTGCCTGCAGAGAATCTCTTAACGAACGCATCTACACTGACTTTACTTTGTTTATTCTTTGGCATTATTCACCTCTAATTAACGACTCTGACTTATCAACCATGTCTTTTCTTCTGTCGTTTGCACTACTTAGTAAAGATTTAGCACCGCCCTTATCTTTGAACTTTTGTGCTGCTTGTAATCCTAAAGGCTTCTTGTCTTTCAAAACCTTACCAATAACTCTTCTGCTTCCGCTAAACCACGCACCCATGCTAACCCCCTAGAGTATCTGAAATACCTCTGGAGTCACCAGAAAGCAATAATGATTTACCAGACCGTCTGTCTTGAGACATCTTTAGTCTTGCACTTTTCTCGTAAGACTCTTCTCTGCCTCTCTTAGCAGTTAGTTTCTCTGCTTTAACTTGTGAATCGGTCTTTGCAACCTTGCCACCACCAAATAATCCGCTCATGTGTTACTCCTTATGTAATTGTACAGTTGTTTAGGTGTAACCACCCACCAGGCTCTAATGCCTAATAAGTGCTTCACCATGCTTACGCAAGTCAATAATCCTCTAAAAATGAACTTATCTTGCCTCTGGCGACTAAAATACACTACTTTCTGTCCATCTTCAACTATTTTAGCAGGTAAATCAACGTCCTCTCCGAAAGGTAGGATACAAATCTCAGTGATATTACTTAGTGCATCGACCACAATCCAGTTGTAACCATCCCATCTAAAGGCATAACAATGTCTGAACTCTTTGGTTGTGAATATATCCCACAAGTTCCTACCCCTATCGCCCACAAATGCAACATACCAACCTTCGCACCTGGACCAGTCTTCATCTATTATTGCATCCATGACATATCTGCTTTAGGTTGTGCTGCCATTGCTCTAGGTCTTTCTGCTCTATACGACACTGCAAAGTAACGGAACGCATCAGCGAAGTGTGAACTCCAGTCATGAAGTGGGCTTGTCTTGTACACGCCTTTCCTTTCATCGAACTCTTTGCGGTATCGTTTAAGTGCCATTAGTCCTTCTTTGCACTCTGTCTTGTGGAAGTAACACTTAGGCAGCAACTGTCTTACTGCGTGTATGCCGTCTTCTATCGTTAGCTTAGGTGCTATCCTAAAGTTAATGCCCATCTTACGTGCTGACTCTAGTCTTGACACACCAGTACCTAGTTCTCTCACGCTAATATCATGTGGTGCGAAGTGAGTACCCATAGTCACCTGGTTCTTGTTTCGCCAGTCATGAATGTAGTTGACATAAAACTGTAAGCCTTCACCTTGGTTCTCATAAGCATGGACCACACGAACCTCAGTACCAATACGTTGAACAAACCAGATAGCAGTAGAGTCAGCCATACCTAAATCCCAGTATGTATCAACAGGAATACCAGGCTCAATAGGGAAGTCTAGTATCTGATTGTCATCAATGAACTTAGCGAAGTAAGCACCATCTCTATTAGACAGGACTTCACCTTCCCAGACATGGTTGTATAAGTCTTCGTTCTTTGCCTTGAGTGCAATACGTTCACGCTCTAGTTCTTTAGGAAAAAAAGGGTTGTCATTGTAGTTGACCTTAACGCTGTATGCGTCTTCTGGTGGGTTCTCTACAAAGCGAATGTATGTATCGTCCATTTCGTCATTAGGGTTGAATGAACACCAGATTTCACTGCCTGCCTTACGAATAGTAGGTATCAGAGTTTCCCATGATGTGTATGTAACGCTCTCAGCTTCCTCAATCCACACAATGTCCAGTCCTTCCATAGACTTAATCTTAGTAATGTTGGACCTTAGTCCTTCAAACAAGAACCTGCTGCCATTAGTACCTAGTATCTGAGTGCGTTGAACATCAAAGTATTCTTGTAGTTCCATACGAACAATAGTATCACTGAGCAACTGCAGCACTGAGTCTTGAATAGAGCGTTGTATCTCACGAGCGCATAGGATTCTTACTGGGTTCTTCCACGCTGCAGCAACAAGTAGTTGTGCTATCGACCAGGACTTGCCACTACCTCGCCCACCATAAGCAATCTTGTACCTGGTAGGTTTCATGAACGGCTTGAACTTCTTGGTTATATCAATGTTAACCTTCATAGTCTTCTACTTCACCGCCATCGATAATAGTAACTACAACTTCGTTATCATTAGACAGGCTGCCAGTTAGATTAATATCCTTCTCATCACCCAGCCCTCTGTCCTTTAGAATCTTAGGACCAAACTTGCTTAACACTACTGGATTTCTGTCTTCAAAGATGTGCTTGTGTATCTCGCTCTCAACTCTGTCCTTGAGTGCTTCACGCGCCTGTTCTACTGCGTCTGAGAACTTGTCAGATGTCTTTGACCAGTGATAAAAGGTTTGTCTTGATATGCCTGCCTTTAGGCACGCTTGACTGATATTACAATAGTTGACAGCATAAGTATTAATAAACCTCACTTGGTTGTCATTCAAACCTTCGCCTATCATTATCGGTAGGTTGTCCATTAGTGTGTCCTTGGTGTGTCCTTTAGCATTAACGTACTTTCATCTCTTAGTTCATCGAATGCGCTCATAATAACTTCATTGTGTACTTCAACAATGTTCATGTCTGTGTTGTCACCTATCACCTGCAGCGCAGTGTAATACATTGCAACTAATTCGTCTTTTTGTGTGTCTGTCTTTATATTATCCAAGAACATCATCTCATTCTGCATCTCATCGAAATCAGCCTCTTCTTGTTCTGTCATTCTAATTCCTGTTTGGTGCTGTATAACCCATTGATTCATAATACAAATCGTCTGGTCTCATTAACACTATACCATACTCACTAGCAAAGATATCAATCTGCTCTAGGTAGTCCTTCATCTCACCCACCTTTAATTTAGTAGTTGAGCGTAGTTCCTTGATGACTTCTGTCTTGGTTGTTACCTCGTTGTAGCCTAAGAACTTATCTCTGAGAATAGTGTGCATCTCGTCTTTGGTATAACCAGTTTCTGTACCTAGTACGTTAATCCATTCCCAGTACAATCTGTTCTGCTTGGTGGACCTGTTGTCTTTGTCTTGTTTTATTTCAATAATAGCTTTCTCATCCTCTGGAAATTGACTGAAGTGACTAACAATCATAGACTCGATGATATGTCGCTTCTCTTTCTTGCGTTCAATCACTCGCTTCATAACAATCCTTTGCCAACTAATATCTCTTGTGTTCGTTTCATACCCATTAGGTGAGTTAGTAGCAGGAAGTCTTTGCGATAACCTACATGAGTCCTAGAATCTAACAGGTCATGGCAACTGGCACAAGCATAAGCACCGTGAATATCTAAACTTTTCTTACCCATAGAACCGTTATTAAGATGAGCCAAGACAACTGTTTCATTGTTAGGTCCACCGTTGCAGCCATCTAGTCTGATAGTACACGCTTGACCTTTTGCTGATTTACGAATCTTACTCATAACACATTGATATTCCAATCAATACACGCTTCAATAACATCTGCAACTGAATACACCACTGCTACTTCACCACCTGCTTCTTTAATCTTAGCAATGAACTCTTTTTGTACCTTGCTTAATAGTCCTTTGTTGCTGTTAGCTGTCTTAGGCTTCTTAACCTCTAGGAAGTAAGCCATTCCATCATGAATAACACAAATATCTGGAACGCCTGCCTTTACACCTTCTGCTTTTAGTTTAGCTGCGACAATCTTATTACGCTGACCGCCATTAGGTACGGCAAACCAACAAACGCCACGTAAATCCAGATACTGAGCAATAGCCTTTTGTACTTGATGTTCATAATCATTCATCTGGCTCTCTCAACAACTGGTCACACATCTCTTTTGCTGATTCACATAGTTGAGTTCTTAGATATTCATCATTAACCTTGGAAACCTGTCTTATTATGTCTTTGATACTTGATATAACCACCTTACATTCATCTTTAGAGTGTTTGTACTCACTCTTTATTGAGCAACAATTCATTATTTGTCCTTGAAGTATTCTTTGTTTTGTTCAAGGTTAAGACTAACCTCTTGGAAGTAATTACTCAAGGCATAAATAATCAGATGAATATCTGGTTTGTCCTTTTTAATTCTCATGTGTAGTGCTTGATAGGTGATACCTAAGATGTCTGCTACTTGAGTTCTGGTTAAACCACACTTTCTGATTTCTGAATTGATGTCATGATATTTTATAAGCATAGAATACATTATATAGAAAAAACAATATAGTAATGTTAATAAACTAGATTAATTAGTAATAACTTACGCACTCCACTTCGTTCGTTTGTTTGCTCGATGCTAAAGCATCCAAGCCGTTCTCTAGGTAAGGCTCGCTTCGCTCTGGGGTATAAATACCCTTTTTAAGAGCAAGAGCAAGTCAGTGTTATATTCGGTTAAGTTATCTAGTTGGGGAAATCGGGGCAAAGAAATCCCAAGGCTCAGTTAAGAACCTTGAGAGATTTACATTCGTATAAAGCACCTAAGCAGTCTTCATCGGATGGTCACACTATTACGTTTGTGACTCAGAGTTCATCGCTACCATGTACTGGCACTCACCCACTGTAACTCTGCGCTAGATTTTAAAACACTGTACAGGTATTACCCTAGTAAGTTCGTAACGAGAGGAAATGCTTTGTCCTACATTTAACCTAACGACTTAATCTAACATCAATCAACAGCATACCCATTTGATGAATCTCTTTTATTTTATTCTGGTGTGAGTGAATCCATTTGGACAGACATATCACCAGTCGGGTCGGTGAAGTTGCCAATTGAAGAAGATGTGATATAATCTTCAACAGGTGGCTCACTCACCTAATTCGACCCTCGTCAGATTCTAAGTCTTTCGGGGGTTTTTTGTTTCTTGCCCTCAT